CATCATTGTTAATGTCAGCTAAGAGGATATAATCTCTACCGCTTACTTTTGTTTCTGCCATTTTATTTAATTTTAATTTTGAGTTATGATTATGTTATAAGTTATTAATACTCTAAAAACGTTATCTAAAGGGTTTAAGCCATCTAAGTTTCTTACACTTTCAACACTCAAACTTGATGCCGTGAATCCGTTTGCCAATGTAATATTGGTGTCCGAATTGATTGCAGTCAAGACTAAATCGCTTATAGTTTCAGCACGTTTATATCCAAAGTTAGCATTTTTTGTAATAATATCAACTATGATAGTAATTGTATTTGTATAACCTTCTTTGCCTTGTTCTTGGCTTGATGTTCTGCCAGTTAAAACAATATACTCGTTACCTGCACCCTCTGGAGCAAAACCATCATAAACAACCAATGAAGTTGCACTTGTCAAATTGGTATAAAACCACTTTTTTATCTCTATATTAGGATTTAACATTCTTTAGCAATTTAGTTATTCTTTCAATTAATTTAGGTTTCTCATTTTCAAAAGCAGGTATTAAGAAAGGTTGTGGTCTAATATTTACTTTAGCAGCCTTTTTACCCTTAAATACAATAGCTAATTCTTCATACCCAGCTGGAATAGTTACTTCAGTTCCTGTACCAAATTCAATGTATGGAGCATATTTTGCCTTTGCGCCAACTGTAAAAACAATCTCTTTTTTTTTGCTATCTTCCTTTAAATAAATACTATTCCTTAAAAAACCTAAGTCAACAGGTGCTGCTCTTTTAGCATTAGATTGAATAGTCAAAGCAGATGCGTTCATTTCATCCCTTACTTCAGCTTGTATCTTAACATCCAATTTATCTAAGTCTTTAAATACATCAGCTAAATTTACCATATCTAAAGTAACTCTATCCATTACTTGTAAATTATTAACTCCAAGAACCTATTTTGGTTCTCTACGTTCTTAATGGAATGTATTGTGTATCTGTCGCCTTCAACATCTACCTCGTACGAATCTAATATAGTAACTCCAAAACGAATATAAAGGCGGTTTTTTTGGTCAAATTGTAATTCCGACTCTCCTATCTCACGAACTTGATTATCTGGTCTTAAATCACCCCAAACAGTGCTTTGTAGGGCAAATGTGGTTGTGTACCCACCTTGACCATCACTTGTCCTTGTTGGAGCATAGATTCCAACTTGGCGAGTCATTGTGTTGGCATCAACGTAATTTGCTTTGGCTTTACCTAACTTCATATTATAATATTGGGCTTATTCTTGTCCATCTTTGACACGCTTTCCAAGACTTCTCACAAATACCAGAATCACCATCTAATCCTCTATTTTCATAGTCATAAGAGATTTGGTCTAATATGGCTAATTTAAGGTCTTTAGGGATAGTTGTGTAACCAGCCTCATAAGTAGCCTTTAAGTTGGCATATCTTGGTGAAACTAATTTAGGGAACTCATTGCCTATTAATTGTAAATTAGGAGTTGTAACCTCTATTCCGTTTTGCTCCATATCAAACAACTCAAACGTATCAATGTCAATTGGTCCGAAAGGAATCTCAAAATTGCCACTTATATTGTTAAAATAAGTAGTTATGTCTTTTGGGATTAAACTCAATCCTGTTGCCACTTCAATAGCTTCCCTTGCTTGTGTAATCATTAACGTAATCAAAGTATCTTCAGCATTTGTAGTAACACGGCAATACAATTTTGCTTCTGCTAAAGTAACTGGTTCTGTTATTGGTGCGATAGGAACGGCACTAAAATCATTAATATAATTATTATAAGACATACCCTTTTTTTACAAAATTACTTAATTTATTCCAATAAAAAACCCCCACCGAATTGGTAGGGGTCATTATTTACTAATCCTTTAGAACTATACGTTACCCATATCAGCAAAGATTGCAGATGTAGTCAACATTAAGTTGATGTCTTCGTAACACTCAATACGAGCAGTTACCAAGTTCTTTTGGAAGTTATCTCCATTCTCATAAGAGAACTCAATAGCTAATCCTTCAACTTCAACTCTCTCTAAGTAGCTATTGTCAAAGATCAATACTTTGTCATCAGTTACCCAAGAAGCAGATACAACTGGAACACCCCAGATTGTGATACCGCCATTAGGGTTTACGATAACACTACCAGCACCAGCATAGTAACCAGCAGCAATAGTTGCTTTCAATAAGCGACCCATTTGTTGTTGAGATACTAAAGCATAAGAAGGTACAAAGTTTGCAGCCTTTTGGTTACCGATGTAGTCAACTAATTGTAACAAATCGTTAGTTTCAGCAGTTGTAGTTGAACCTGTTGCAGCAGCAGATACAGTAGAGAAAAACGCAGCATTCTCAGCCTTGAAGAAATCTCTTTGTAACATTCTTGGTAATGTTTGAGTCAAGAAAGGTAAAGACTTCAACATTTGCTTAGAGAAAGTAGAGAAACCAGCAAGGTAGTCATTTACAACTTTAACTTCAGTCAAAGAGTAGTTGTTCTCACCTTTATCAGAACCTTCAGTTTGAGCAGCGATGTTGTTAGTTAAACCAGCGTTCTCACGATAGTAAACATACAATCCAGTCTCACTTCTAACAGTAGGGATTAAATCTCTAAAGTTTAAAGATTGAGATGGTTGGATAGCTGGGTTTGGAGCATAAGTTGCTTGTGAATCACCAGTTAAGTTACCACTTAAAGTCATTGTCTTAACATCAGATAAGTCTAAACGGAATTTACCGCTATTCTTTAAAGACTTTTCCATTGCTTCAAAGTTACCATCTAATTTCTCCATAATAACTTCATCCATAAACTTAACTTCTTTCTTAGCTGCTTTCTTTTGTGTAGCTAATTGAGAGTCAATTTGTTTTTGTAACTCGTCTTTTACAACAGTTACTTGTGCAGATACCTCTTTAATTTGAGCTTCTGCATTAGCTTGAAAACCTTTAAGGTTCTCAGCCATTTCGTTGATTAAATTTTCCATTTTTACTTTTTAAATAGATTGTTAAATTGCTTAATTGCCTTTAATACTTCCTCATTATTCTTTTCTTCTACCACTGGTGTCGGCTCAACTGATGGCTCGGGTTGAGTGATTGTTTCAGTAATCTCCAAAGCCAATAATTCAGCTTGTATTTGTTTTATTTGAATCTCCATTAAAGCAAAGGTGTCATCTGTGAATGTACCACCTCTAAATGCCTTAATTAAGTTTTCTAATCTTATTGATAAATTTTCTTTAGTTTCTTTGAACTCACCCTTGAAACCCAATGTTGGTGTTTCTGGATTAGCACCCCAAAGAACCGCAGAACCTTCATATAATTTTAATTCGGTAATTGTACGAACACCAGTCTTTTGGTTTACATCCGACTTTAACGTACTAAAACCGATTGAGTGTTGATTGATTAAACCAGCTTCATATAACTTGATAGCATCTTCGCCACATTCAGTTTCTATTAAGTCAGTAACCGCAACAAGCATATCGCCTTCTATGTATAACTCTTTAGGCTTACCCAAAGTGTGTGCCATATCAGCTTTGTGATCTACTAAAGACCAAATCATATTCTTGCCTTTTGGTCCACGTTCTTTGATAGTCTTGGTAAACGCTTCAGCAACGATAATATCATTGTCTAAATCAACGTTTCCAATTCTTGACCAACACGCTTTTACTGTTCTTGATTCTGGCTCTATATCCAAAATCATATCATTGTAGCTTTTGTTTTCAATCTTACTCATATAACAAAGTTATTAATTTTTTTTAATCTGCAAGTGCTTGTCTTATTAATTCTCTTATCTCCTGTAAATTAGCATCATTTAAAAGTCTATATATTCTACCCATATCCCCCATTGGTGGATTATCTGCTAACCTTTTAGGCTTTCCGTTTGGTTCTCTTACCGCTTCATAACCTAACGTACAACGGCAATTGATAACATCCCCAGCACTTCCACTTGGGTCGCAAGGATGTAACATTTGCTCAAAACCTCCATTTTTAGTTTTAACATTAAATTTTTCATCGTAAGGTATTTTAGTTCCATCCATATGATAATGGTCAAAAGCATCTGGTGGCACTCGCCTTGTTCTTGCATCCCTTGCTGCAATCCACTCTTTTATAGTTACAAGTCCAGTTGCAGTTACACCAATCATTGAACCTATGTTTGCTGCCCTTCCAGTTTCCGTTCTTGCTATCATTGATGCTCTATAACTCGTAAGATCAGCCGTTCTTAATAGTTTGATTGTTTCTGGCATAGTTAAACCTTCTTCAATAGATTTTGCTAAATATTGTTGAATTTGTTTTTTTGTAGTATCCGTAATTTCACCAGCAATCTCATCTAAGCCTTTTAGTTCAAGGTATGTCAACACAACATAAGTAAACAAATCAGTCTGCTTATTCTTAAACTCCTCTGGACCAGAATAACCTTTAACCGACTTTGATACATTCTTTTCCGAAATTTGTGCCATCTTAACCCCCATTGCAATATGAAGGTTTTGGATGGTCTTTTTTATTCCTTTATCGCTTATAGCGTTTAAATCTTGGGTATCGCAATATGTGTCCACTTGCCTTTGTAGTTCTTTCTTGAACTTAGGCGAATAGGTTTTTATTGCGTTTAAATATAGTTTTCTATAATCTTGCCAAATCATTTGTTAGGATTGTATGCCCAATTCTTTAAGGAAATATCCCTTTTAGATGGACACTCTTTGTTTACAGGTTTGCCTTGCTCCATATTTTTCATTCTACTAACAAAGCTAATCGTTCTGTTTGCCGACTTAACTTCATTTGCACCCCAATCCGCTTTTTTCTTGCTCAATAGATTTAAGTTCCTATTTACTGGACTTCTATCTAATGATGCTAAACGTGAGCATTTAGTTTCACTCCAAGCCTTTAACTCCGAGTAAGACATATTCACAGTTTCGTGATACTTTGCGTAAACTTCATCAATAACTTCTTGAAGGTCGGCTTTAAGGTCAACCTTTAAATCAAATAACTTATCAATAATCTCTTGACTATTCATTTGGTAGTGTTAATGGTTGAAACTCATCTGGACTTTGTAAACTTGATGGAATGTATAATTTTTCCATTTCAGCTTGATCTACGTAAGGTGGAATCTCTAATCCCATAATATCCATTTTTTGCTTTGGTGCAATCCACCAAGCCTTATCTAACCATTCAACTTGTTCTGCTTTGTTTGCTTCTAATTCACCATAAACAGTTGGGTCAAAGTCAACATAAATATCAGTTCCACGATATCCCCAATCAGAATGTAGTTTACGATTTAAGTTATCTCTAATACCAACTAACAAAGGAATTGCACAACGAACAGTTAATGCTTTTTCGCCCTCTCTTTGGTTGTTGTAAGTCTTGTTATCAGCATCGTTTAATAATTGAGATGGTACTCCGTAAATGTTACAAAGTGCTTTCATATCCCACTTCTCACTCTCTATGATATCTAATTCAACAGGACTTAAACCAATTTGTTTCCAATCTACTTTATAACCACTTACTGCAATAGAATTAAAGTTAGCAGAGCCACCTTTCTCGCTTACTGCTCTCTTAAGTGCTTGTGCTTGTTGTGTTCCACTAATAGGGTCAAACCTATCATCATTCATAAAAAGAACTCCAGCTGGACCACCATTCTGGAAAGATGCAACCGCCGCAGTCTTGGCTTCGTTTGAACGAGTCAAGTTTCTCGCAGCAGCCATCAAAGGAGATTGACCATATAGTTGATTCCCAGTTGTATTCCATTGTAAGTTTATGTATTTATCTTGTAATACTTCTTGTTTAGTAAAGTTCCAAAGTGGACCATAGTTTAATTGGTAACCGCTAATCGTTGGAGGGAAGTTTTGAATGTCAGCTAACACGTACATATACTGTGAAGGAAGCACGTACAACTCATACGGCTTACCATCATTGTTTCCACCTTCAATCATCTTTGCGTAAACAAAAGAATTACCTGTAACTAATTTAAAAGTACACCAAGCCTCAACAAAATCGCCAAATGTATCTTCCTCATTAGGATATTTTAATAACTCGTTTAATCGTGCATCACCTGTATATATTTCAAACGCTTTCTTATGTAGCTTTTCTACATCTTTCCAGTTCTCAATCTTATCTGGTTGGCTCATTAACGCCTTATATTTCTTTGCAGATGTTTCATCCACTACTTTGTAAACGTGGAATGGAGCAAGTTTTGCTTTGTCCGCAATTAATTTAACGATTGAATAAACTATATCGTTTGCCGAATAACCATCATTAACGAAACTAATGTTATCGCCACCCTGCCAAGTGATAATCCCTTGTTGTATTGCAACTTGTCCGTTAAAAGGAATTTGTGGTAGTACAGTAGATAGTTTTTGTCTTTTACCAAAAAAGTCAAGTAATCCCATTATATATGAATTTTAACAAAGTTAGACAATTTATCCTAAAATACCGACACCTCAAATTTTAGCTTGGTTAAATGCGTAAACACGGCATACCTACAAGCATCCATCAAGTCATCATTTGCCTTTACAGGTTCTTCTATTACGTTATCGTTTTTATCCTTTTTCCATTTGTAAGACATAAACTCCCTTCTTAGGTTTTTGCTATTGTAGTGCAAGTTTATTGGATAAGACTTCATCTTTACTATTCCTGCCCATACATCCTTTTGTGCTGGTTTGATATTAAATCCTTGTCGGTATAATTCCTCAATAGACTTAGGCTCGGCTGCATCCGCATAGATTGTTGCTCTCTCTGGTAGCTTCTCTTTAATCAATCTTGATAGGTCGCTAAGAGTTAATCCGCTTTGGTAAACTATTTCCTCAAAGTAGTTTTGTCCTTCGTAGTGCGTAACCTTTATAAGTGCAGCTGGATGGACATAACCAAAGTCTAATCCATAAAACACATCCCCATCTGGTGCTTGGTCATATTGTTTCCATTGAGTGTATATAATTTCTTTTGCAGAGCCTCGTTCCCCTAAGCCGTAAACTTTCCACATAAAATCATCTGGCAAGTCCTTATATTGCTCAATGTTTCTTATTTGGCTTTCGCTAAGGTTTGAGATGTTGTTTAGGTAGGTAGAATGGATGCGTTTGTTCTTTGGGTTATCAGCTACTTCATACACCCAAGAGATAAAGTCGGCTGGATTCCAGTCTAAAAATGATTGTCCAGTTGTACGAATTAAAAGCTGGTCAAATAAAGCCTTACTAATTAGGTTTGCCTCGTTTACGAATAGTATATCCCTTGCTGGTCCTTTTGCTTTGTCTGGGTCTTCTAATCCAAATAACTCAATGTATGAGCCGTTCTTAAAGGTATAAATGAAATCGGTGTAGCGGAAATCTTTTTCATCCCATATACCCCATTGTTCAAGTATGTTTTTGAAATCCCTATAAACACCACGCTTGATGTGTGGTAGGGAATGAGAAACGCACGAAATTCTTGTATTAGGCTTGGTTAAAGCAATGTGAATTAGCAACTGAACAACTGAATAGCTTTTACTTGATCTTGACCCACCCTCATTGCATATTATTGGATAACCTTCCTCGTAAGCCTTTTTATTAGCATAAAAGACAGGAGTAGCCTTAATCTTTAATTGGTTGACAATCTGCATCTGGTTCTATTGTGATTTGCACATTACCCTTTATGTCAGCGGTTATGTCGGTTGTTTGTTTAGGTCTGCCTTCTAATCGGTCTAATAGTATTTCGTAAGCCTTTAAATCGCCCTTCCTAGCCTTTGCTATGATCTGCATATCTAATTGCTCGGCTATTGTAAACTCCTCATCTTCGCCTGTTACTGGGTTGCGTACTTTAGTAACCAACTCCAATAAGCGTAAAAGCCTTGTTTTACTATGTTGTACCCCTTTAGGTTTACCAGCAGGATTACCGCTTACACCTTTTGGAAATGGAGTTAAATTTTGTTCATTTGCCATATTCACTGAATTTTCACTGATTTACAAAGTTATACTTTAAACCATTGCAACCAAATTTGATGTGCAATTTGAGCTGTCATCAATGGTGGTACTGACATTCCAATAAGGTAATTGGGTGCTATTTTCTTAAAATTATAATCCATTGGGTATGAACCAATTAATTTGCATTCATCCATTGTAACCCTATGTGGAACATCAAATCTAATTGGAATTGAATCTGAACCAGCTGCAATTGTATTTGGTACTTTGTCATCCTTAATAAATACAGCATTAAACCTTTTAGCTTTACCACTTAACCTTATATGAATATCTGATAAACTTGTATCATCAATATGCCTATGTTCCCATATTTTTCTTGTTTCAAAGGTCAATTCAGTACCATATATATTGGATTTAAAATTTTTATATGTAATTGGTTTTTCATTAAAAGCCAATACCAATGGTTTAAGGTTTAATTCTTTTTTATGACCAATAAAAAATACTCTTTCCCTCCTTTGAGGAACACCCATTGAAGCGCCATTTAAAAGGAATATTTGAACATTATACCCAGCATTTTCCATTGTTTGAATAATCCTTTTGGCATATGCTTTAGCATTACCCAAAATAATACCTTTTACATTTTCCAATAAAAATACTTTTGGTTGTAATTTTATGATGGTATTACAATACTCAAATACAAGATCATCCAATGTTTGCAATGCTTGACCTTCCTTAAATTGCTTTTCTTTACCCCAAGCCTTTTCCCTACTCCCTGACATTGAAAAACTTGAACAAGGTGGACTGCCATCTAATAAATCAAGGTTATAAAGTTCTTCCGGTAGATCAGTTCTTTGATTAAATAACCTAATATCTTCATTATAAAAATGCTTTGGATTGTGGTTTGTTTTATAAATATCAGCTACTTGTGGGTCAATTTCAACTCCGCCAATATGGTCATATCCAGCCAATTTATACCCCATTGTTGAGCCACCACCACAAATAAATGTGCCAAATACCTTTAAATTATGTTTTTCTATTCCTTTTGCAGGGTAACCATCTTTTAAATTCCAATTGTAAGGGAATTTATGGTCATTATATTCGTACTTAATCATTGCCTAAAAGTTTCCAAATAGCTTGTTCTGGTGTAGCTGCTATTTTAAGTAATTGTTCTTTTACTAAATGATATTCATCTTCTGTATACTTTAAAGTTATAGTCATTGAATCACTTACATCATCAAGGCTTAATTCTTTATTTTGATCTGCAAATCCACCAGAATCAAAGTTTGGTATATCTAATCCCCATTCAGTAAGTAATTGTTCATCCCAATTGTTTGCAAGATCATCCCAATCCCATTCGCCGTATCCTACGTTATCCTTAACTATAAACTCTTTCTTTTGTTCTTCGGTTAGGTCTTTAGCTTGTTTTACAGGTACATCTTTAAGTCCAGCTTCAATACAAGCCTTTAGCCTCATATTGCCACCTAATACTATATTGTTTTCATCTATCACTATTGGTCTAAGTTCAAGCATTTGTGGAAAGTCTTGGATTGACTTAACCAGCTTCTTAAACTTCTCATCCTTAATAATTCTTGGATTGCTTGGGTTCGGTTTGATTTCGTTGATGTTCATTATCGGTTTTTTAATTGGTCATAAATTTCATACAATAAAGCAAAGCATAAAATAATTATACCCATCATTCCTGCTGCCCATAAAAAAGACTGTATCATATTATCGGTTTTTTGTTGGAGTTCGTATTGAAATAATACTATCTACTTTTTTCTCTAAATTGTCATAACCTACCCATTTGCCACATTTAGTACATTCAAATTGGGTTTCTTTTATCTTACCAAACCACACATATCCTTCGGTTATTGCACCGCATTTACAAGTATATAGTTTCTTTCCGTATGTGTCTTTCATTATCTACCTTGTTTATTGTAAGGTTTAACTGGTTTGTCCTTTGGACCAGATGTCTTTTTGTACTTGCCACACTTTCTTTTGCCAAAGCTGACTTTGTTATTGCTGCTTACTTTCGCCATATTTATTTATTAAATCTGCCATAAAATCAAATCTTTGTTCTTGTGTTTCGCCAAATACATAGTGCGTAGTTCCATCAATTTCAAAAACATAGCAAGGATAACCTGCTATTTCTTGCTCTTTGCACGTTTCAAATATGTTACTTATATCTGTCAATTAAATCGTTTAATTCAGTTCTTGTCCATTTCTTAAGCCTATTGTTAACCGCCTCAAACTCTAACTCCTTAACGGCTTTTTCACCAATCCTTTCTACAAGTCCGATTCGGTACATTGCTTGGTTGCCGTGTTTAAACATATTGCATCCAGCACATTGTAAATGGATATTCCATTCGTTAAACCTTAAAGCCGAATAACCTTTAACAGTAAAGTAGTGTCCAGCTTGATTACCATTGTAACTTCCGCAACTAATACAAGGCAATCCTTCATCTCGTTTTCTTATATACGCATTAACTACCTTTTGGGTCTTTTCTAACAACTTGGGTAAAGGTATCAATGGCATAAAGCAAAATTAGGGTTACTTTTTCAATCTAACAACACAAAGTCGGTCATTGTGCTTGTAGCGTTTTTTGTTTATTGGGTTCATATAGTTCATAATCGTTTTATAGTCAGTATGTAAAAACCTAACTGCTTTTGCTATTGATCTAAATTCTATCTCCTCTTTTGTATCTAAGTAAATCAATCTTACTTCAATGTTGTTATCAATTCCTGTCATCGGTTTATCAGTTTGTAATAAAGTTGTTTTAATAGTTCCCAAATAGCTATGGTTATAAATATTTTAAGCATAATCTTTTTATTTCAAAATATAGATGTGCGGTTATATAAATTAAAGATGCCAAAGGAACTGATATCAGCATAAACTTTGCTAATTCATAAATAAATGTTAATTGTTTCATAATTGGTTTTGTAAAAATAGGTACAAAGTATAACGTTTGCACTCGTTTTTGATAAATATTTCATTATTTAATTTTTCTAAGTCTTTAGGTGTTTTAGCAGTTACCTTGTAATGAGATATTATTTTTTTATTTATTTTATATGCTT